CACGCCGGTCCCGCAGCCACGATACTGGCCGCGCTCATCGACCACGCCCGCGTTGTAGCCGCTCGACGATCCGAGGGCCGTGGCCACCCCGCCTGTGCATACCAGCTTTGCGTCTGTGAGGTAGATGAAGCTCGGTCCGTTCGGTGCCCCGTTCTTCGCTTGGAACGTCGCGTTGTTGCAGGCGATCAGCCGCTCGTTCGGGAACTCCAGCAGCTGCCAGTAAACCGACCCGCCGTCCGTGTTGCCGCACACGACGTTATCCTTCATGGAGATCGGCACCATGTCCGGCAGCACCGGGACCATCGTCGTCGACGCGCCCTTCGCTGTCGGCACCTGTACGCCCGCCGCCAGCGGGAAGATGTTGAACAGGTCGATGCCGTTCTGACTGTTCCACGCCTCGTTCTTCTCAATGATGTTCCCAACGCCCGCGAACCACATGGCCGACTCGCACCCACGGCAGTCGTTGCCATTGATGACGTTCTCCCTCGCCTCGGTTCCGTTGCCCTTCACGTAGGCCGCGAAGTTGCCGCGAAACACGTTCCGCACCTCGTTGCCGTCCTCGGTCGAAAAACACGCGCCCGGCGTGTCCACGCAGATATTGTTCTCGAAGATCGCATCATGCGACTGATGCACCACAACACCCCACTTGCCGAGGTTCTTGCTGTCGATGGCGTTGCCGGAGAAGCGTCGCATCGCGAACGAGGTCCACGTATGGTGATCGTGAAACACGTAGCGACCGACTTGGTTTGTACCGATCTGCGAGCCGGAACCCTGCGTCGTGTTGTTGAGCTTCTCGTTCCGCGTTCGGCCGAGGCCCACAAACGACGTTCCACGCACGTCCCACCCGGCCCCCGCGCCAACCATCGCGATGTGCCACCGCACACCGTTTGGATCTTCGCTCTTGATCACCGTGCGGCGCGTCAGGTTGCCGACGCGCGGTTGGAGCACGACGCTGCCGTCCGGTATTTTCACCGAGTCACGCGCGAACGCGAGCGGCTTCGACAGCGTGACGATACGTCCGGTGATGTTCTTGATGAGCGTGCCCGTCTCTCGACGCGGAGTCAGGGCCGAACCCGTCTGACCAGACTGACGCGTGTCCGGCAGCACCAGCTCGTCACCCGCCGTCCACCCGACCGGGTCCGCCGACAACGTGAGCTGTGTGGCGTTCGCCGCCAGCGGGGCCGTCGTCGGCAGAAACGGCGTCTCCTCCGGGCAGTCTGAGACAAACGTGCCAAAGTTCAAGAGCCCGTTGCCCCACTGAAACGGGTCGGAGCCTGTGTTGATAGGGACGTTCCGGCCAACAAGCGTCACACCGCACGCGACCCGGAGCGTGGCGCCTGGAAAGATGAACAGGTGCGTGACGTTCACGGTTCCCGATAGCATCGTCGCCGTCCCTTGCACCTCGATGTAATCGTAGGTTGCCGGGTCGATGGCCTTGTCCTCGCCCAGCGCAACGACCTTCACGGCGGGCAGGTTCAGCGGCCGTGGCACGAACTCGCCGCCGATGAGGATGCGGTCAGCCTGCACCTCGACATTCATCCCGTGCATGGGCGTTTGCGCCATCAGTGGTACGAACAAAAACACGAGCCCCACAACAGTCGAAATGAACAACTTCATGACACCTGTTCCTCCAGTTTCGTAAGTCGATAGTGGGTGGTTGCCACACGGCCACGTTTCTGCCTCAGTGAAGATAAGGAATAGGTTTCAATGACGCCGAGACGAAGCAGTCGGTTGACCACATTCCGAACTCGAGAGTGCTTTCGGTGCAATTCCAGTTCCAGACAAATTCCACTGAATGTCGAATCGCTGCATCTGAGTATCTGCACAATTCGTTTGGACAGCATGCACCAACGAGTTTTCGGTGCACATCCAGGTGGCGTCATCCTAATATGCGCATACCACGCTCGCTCCCGGTTCATAAATCCTCGTCGTGCGATTTGGGCTTTTCCAAACGCGTCCCGCGACCCGCCCGAATCCGGGTGCACGGCAATCGCCCGCTCCCGAAGGAGCTTGCGCTGTGCGATGTGCCACACGTCATGGCCCCCAACGTACACGCTGACGCCGTCCACGATGACGAACGCCGGACGATTGCCAAATTGCACCGCGAGCTTCATTCCTACTGCTTCTTCACCTGCCCAGGCGGCAGATGCGGTTCCGAGCGACCATGCACTTTCGGTCCGCCGAATCCTTCGAGCATCTCCGGGATGTCCGAGCGAACTTTGTCGACGAATTCCTGCGTGATCGTCTGGCCAACCATCTTTTCCAAGCCGTCCGCCAGTCCGGTGAGCAGTGCCTCGGCCACGGCGACCGGTCTCCCGCCAGCCGCCTTCATCTTCTCGTACACGTGTACGCGTCCCTCTTCGTGCTGTGTGCTATCCATATCTTCTCCTTCAGTTGACTGCCGCACACAATTGCGGCAGTATGTGAGACGCATCGACTGGTCCTCGATGCGCCATCGCGATGCCGTACTCTGGAATGGCGATGATGGTGCCATTCGACGTGCCGCCGTCGCCGCCATCACGAGCCATCGCCGTATGATTGGGAACGCCAGGCACACGCAGTTCGTGCGGATCCTCCCACATCATCTCGTTCATGACGAGATGGACTTGCATTCCCTCGTTCGGTTGATTCGTGCCCGTCCCATTTCCAAACGGACCGCCGCCGATGACTCGGCGCATGAGGTCCGACGAAATGAAGTGGTTCACGCCACGGAGTTCATCCAATAGCCACGCGCCCCAGCGCATCGCGTTCCAGGGTGTCCCGTTGAAGCGTGGCGTGCCATCTTCGTCGTTCTCCACCGCCGTCCATCCCTGGAAGACACCGCGCATCTCATCGTTGAACACCTGATGAATCTCGCGACCATCCGGTTGATTCTCGCGGAACACGTCGTCGGCCACTCGCCAGAACTGACTGTAATGCCAACGACCATGCTCGTTGCAGTAACCGAGCATCTGACACAACAGCAGCTCGGCGGGCAATGCCGCCGCAGCTGGACCATTCAAATTGCGAACTGATTCCTCGAGACTCGCCAGACCTTTGCCGATTCGACCAAGGGTCAGGTCGCGCATCCAGGTGGACATGGACACGCCCGCTCGCGCGGATGACGCCCAGCTGGTGAAGTTGCGGTGCGGGTCGAGCCACGTCTTGAAGACCTTGCCATAACGAGACACGACGCCGTAGCCGACGACGGACTCTCGAATGGCGTTCAGCTTGGCCGAATCCATACCCACGTCTTCTGGCAAGCAGGTGGGCCAATCACCACTCGGGAGCCAAGGACTGATCAGGGCCGGAGGTATCGGACCTCCGGGAACATCCGGCCCTATTGGAAATCCGGGAGGTTCATCCCCGGCTGCCATGCTGGATCAATGCGGGCCAGCATCTCGGCCTCGGACATTCCCTCCGCCAGCACGCGCCACGTGTTGTGGTTGACGTCACTGCCAGCTGGCGGCTGGTCACCCTGACCACCCGCGGACTTGTTGACCTCGCGATATCGGCGATCGATCTTCGCGCCGAGTTCGACCCATCGTTCGTACGAATATCCGTCGATCACACAGGGCATATCAGGCTCCGTCGGTGGTTCGGGTTTGGGTGGAGGTGGCTTGTAACCAGGCAACGCGGGCGGGAGACCCGTCCGCATGTTGGAAATCGCGGTATTCAGGTACGACATCACGGCGGCAACGACACCGGGTCGTCGTGCACCGAAGATCGCCTGGAACACGATCGACGACTGCGCCGTGATTAGGTTCTCGCAACGATGAGTGAACTCACGCAGTGTGGCTTCCTTCGTCTTTGATGACGGAAGGTCGGCTCGTTGCATCAAGCCGACTCCGCTCTTGTCCGGCTTGCCTTTGACAATGTCCACCTGTCGTTTCACGCGGGCGATCGCGGCACCAGCACTCTCGTCTTCCACGAGATAGGCTTGGACCACACGAATGATAGGCACCTTCTCCGTGAGGCACTTCTGCGCGATCTTCTCTGCAGCCGACGTCCACAGGAACGCGTCGCAGTAGACGGCGATTCCGCATCTCCGCTTCTTCGCTTCCTGGATTGTCGAATCAACGGGTGGGGTGTTTTCGGTGCTGAGATACAGAGTCAACAGCTTCTGTGTGACGGCTGACGCCCACGGCATGCCTTCGAAGACCAGACGCTTGTCTGCCGGCTGGCCCCATGCGAAATTTCCAAGCTGTGTGACCACGGAACCGTCACTCTTCGAACCATCAACGCCACGCCAAATTTGACGTGTGGTACGAGGTGGTTCGAAGACAGGAAGGGGCCACGGCTGCGCGGAACCGACTAGCTTGGTTTCTTTGACTGCTCCTTTCGTGGCGGGCGCGTTTTCAGACCATGCGATATAGAGATCGTTCGACTCGTCTTCCCAGCCAACGGCGTTGTATCCTTTGCCGGAGAGCCCGAAGACCCATCCTTTCGTCGAATCATCAATCTTGTGAACAGCAATTTGCTCACTGCCTTCCAGCACGTAGATGTCTGATTTCCACCGAACAATCTGGCCTTCATAGCAAGGAAACGCCAACGGATACCGCGTCCAGGTGGAACCGTTCCAGAACCAGAGACCCATGATGTCGGCAGCAGAGAACACGCCAATCGCGTTGCGGTCAATGACCGAACAGGACGTCACGGGAATGCCATCCGTGCGATTCAGTTGATTCCCGACGGCATCCTCAATGATAACTCCGCGGCCCTGATGGTAACGAGGGCAATAGGCGAGGGTGCCATCACGACCGACACCATGCTGACCCGCACCCCAGTAGATGCGACTCGGGCCTGCCTGGCCACCGACAGGATCTGTGGGCGATTTCCGATCACCCCAAAGAGTGCGTCCTTCACCATCATGGAGAACCGCTGAACTCACACCGTCCGGGTCCGGCGCTTCGTGCGAGGCAACCCATCGGTTGCCGCCCGCGAAAAGCCGACTCGCTTGGCGTTTGAATCGACGACCATCTGTGGTGGCAAGATACGCGGAACGACCCTCGTTCGAATACGCACCCTGTTGATAGATGACGACTGTGTCATTCAGCCATGCAGGTGTGTTACAGTCGCTGTCAGTGATGTCCCGCCATGCCATTCCACGATCACGGACCGCAAGAGGCTGGAAACCAGCCACCAGTGACCCGAGCGTCGAGTACGACATGAAAGTGGACATAGTCCGCGTCCTCAGTCCGTATTTGGGCGGCCCAGGCGACCGCTGGGGGCGTTATCAGAACTCCGGCTAGACGTAACTACCCGGTGTCCGGACACAACGTCCCACAGCGGTTTTCTAGGCAAATCCTTAAGCTTCCGGGGCCGCTTCGGCCGCGGCAATCATGTGACGAATCGTATCCTGTTCGAGAACACCCTGCGTGATCGCGTCGAGCTCTTCGTTCGACAGCACCTCCCCACGCTTGTGGGCCAGCCAGCCAACGAAGTCGCGAATGTGCGGTGCAAGCAACTTTCCCGTCGCCAGTGCAATCTGCACGATCGACGAATATGCCCCGATGTTTGCCTGAAGTTTGATCAGGTCAATAGCCATGGAAATCTCCTAGCTCCGAACGACGTTAATGATCTTCTGAACCTCGTTGACCACCGTCGTGGCGAGATCAACGAGTTGCTGTTGCTGAGGCGTCTGGGCCAGCGCTCGAGCCAGTTGCAAGGCTTCCGCTGCCGCGTCTCGAAGACCAGGCAGTTCAGCCGGAGCCGGGGCTCCTGGTTGCCAGGACAGTAAAGCCTTGTCCACTCGAATACGCAACGTGTAAGCACGTTCGAGCACGGCGGCGAACTTCCGGTGGTTCTCGGTCGTCAATTTGGCCGCTTCCGCCACTGGGCCGACGCACTCCCGGATGGGGACCAGCGGGTCCTTGTCGAACGATGCCGGATTGCAGAGACGACGTTCCGCGTCCTGCAACGCCCAGATGGTTTGGCCAGCGACCCGATTGCTCTGAACTGCCACCTGTTTGGCTGGAAGTGACGAGCAACCAACGATGATGGCAACGAGTGAAATCGTTGCGAGCAATTTACGCATGGTGAAATTCTCCCCAGTCATTATATCACACTCCGCATGGAAATAGCTAGGACTAAGTGGTTGCTTGCGGGTGATATGAACGGACCGCCGTTCGATAGGTCAGTTCTTGAAGCACCCACTGTCGAATCGCTTCGGTGCCAAGTGTCCAAACCGATGACCAAATTAGCCCACCCACCACGAGCTCACCGGCCACTGGATCAAACGACCAATGCACACCAACGGCAGCAGCCACTGCCAACGCCACACCAATGAGACGCTGTGCGAACCACGCCGTTTGCTCCGTCAAGATGGTCAGGGTCTTATTGCGTTTCAACCACTCCAGGGTGGAAGATGAAAAGAACGCCCAAACCAACGCACCACCCCACTCGTTTGCTGAGTCGGCAGGGACTGGAACGCCCGCCGCATCAGCTGCCTGAGCAAAGAGAATGGGAGTGAGCCCAACGAACAGGAACAACGCCAAGAGAATGAACCACGAACGAGTGTGACGAAACATCAGAGTGTCTCCTTGAAAAGTCGACGCACACCAAGCACGTCGGTGATTGGAAATGGTTGAATGGTCACGGCGTTCGACTGATTGCCAGCCAGCAGATACACCAGAGGACCGTCGAGTCGAGCGAACAATCCCACATGGCCCTGTGCTTGGAGCACGTCGGGACCGGGCTGCGGGCCTTTCCCACGCTTCAGTATCACGATGTCCCAGGCTGCAGTCGCCTCGGTCAACGCAATCGGTTCACCAACAATCAGCCAGCTCCGCGCAGCCAAACTCTTGGAGCGTGGTAATCGGTGTAACCATGCCATCCGATTGAGGAAGCCACTGCACCATGCGACCTCATCGTTGTTGATAGTCACGTCGCACGACCGCTGGAACCAAATAATCGCCGGGTCGTGCTTCGTGCCAGTGATTTCTTTTACATCACCAGCGAATCGCATCGCCGTGTCGAATAATGTCAGTCTCACACCTCGCCTCCACGTCTAATTGCCGCTGCCAGAGTGAACAGTCGCTGTCGTTCCCGTCGCTTGGCGACAATTACCCAAACGGAGTCCATCGTGAACGCCAGAATGACAATCGTACCAAGCAGGGCACCGACATCCCACGGAGGCGACGTCTCTCCATGCAGCCAACCAACTACCTCCGATACGACTCGAATGGAAGCAGTGATGGCCATCGCCAACAACCATTTGCCCTCCGAACGTAATCCACGCATTTCGCCAGTAAGAATCTCAGCCTTCATGCCGTTCTCCCCGGCGAGTAACATCGCAGTTCGGTCACGACGAATGTGTAGAAAGAGCACAACACAGAGACCAAACGCGAACAAGCCAACACCAGCTCGCAGCCAAATCAGTGACCAAACGGTTAGGTTCACCAAGGTCCCCTCCGGGGAGTCAATGCTTCAATTCGTTTCTTCATGATCAGCAGTCGATCGACCCGCCGTTCTGCTATCTCACGCAACGCCAAGTCATGGGAGGTAACTCGCGATGGACGACGGTAGCCGAGGACTTTGAGCCAGCTACGAAGCTTCGCCATCATGCCGCACCTTGTTCTTTTCCCGCGCCACGAGCGCGGCTGCTAACAGTTTCCGATAGTCTGTTTCTAACTCCTGAACTTTCGTGTGATAGAGTCCTCGCCAGTAATCACGGTCTTCCTCCATGTCCGTGAGCTGGTGTCCCCACACCCACTTCTGCTTGTAACCCGCCCACACCATGGCCACCAGCACGAGGAGAAATCCTCCTTGTGAAATGACCTCGGTAGCTTTGGTTAATGTTGTGAGGTCCATTAGAACGTAAATGATCTGGCGCCACCACTGCCACTAGATCCCAAACCGACAATGGTAAATCCGAAGTACGGAATGTGATAGACCTGTGTTTCTACAAACGCTCCAGTTTGGTCTGAACGTGATGCGAGCTTCACATTCTCTACCAAAGGAAGCGTGGCCTTAAGACCCTCAAATCCTGTCTCAACGTTGATGTAGCCCATCGTGATTGTGTTCGCGGTCGACGGTCGTTGACCGATCCCATACGTCACGCCAGGAATTAGTGTGTAAACCGCAATGTCAGTAAAGATGAACATCGGGGTCGCGCCCTCATTGGTAAAGGCATCTGGGTCCACGTTTACTGTCCGGACCGCAGTCGGCGTTCCGTAAGGGTCAGTGAACAAATTTAAGTCATACAGATCCGCGGCGGCGGCATCATCTATCGGCTGCCCGATCCGAGAGATTTGGATGGGAACGGAGACCGTGAATGTAGCGATGTATTCGTCTGGCGTAGATGCGTTCCCATATGTGACGGTCGCTGCCGGCGCTTGGATATTCTGAGCGCCTTGAATCCAACCATACGTGCCGTCATCAAACTTAATAACTGCGTAGAGCATTTCCGACGTCTTAGCACTGTTGGCTACGCCGTAGGGACGACCAGTTCCTGCGTAACCTGGAGTCCACGTCCACGTTCCGAACGCCACACTGTCTGCCCCAGCGCGGACAGGCATACGTGTTGATATAGCGATAGGATCGCCGTGCGTGAGAGTCTTCGTACCGCTTGTCATGTCCCAGTTAATTAGGTGTGGTGCAACGATTGAGTCAGTTCCGGCAATCTTAGCACCATACACATCCTGGGTGGTATCTCCTATTCCCGCAGAACTAAGATCCTCGATACCAACACGAAGTTCACTCGAGGCGGTTGCCCATGTCGAAGATCCGGCCCATATAAAGATACTTCCACCACCTCCTGCGGAAATCGTCTTGGTGCCACTCCCACCTTGCATGAAGATTGTGCCGACGACTTGACCATTTTCGTTCGCAGCGTTCAACGTGAAACCGTTTGCGCCATGCTCTCCGCCGTGAGGAATAACAAAGTCAAAAGCCGGAATAGACGTGACACTCTGCGCGTGACATATCGACGCGCCAAGGAAAAAAGCGACAAAAGCACCGAGCAATTTATTCATGGGTTGATCCTGATCCACAGATTCACCTTCGTAAAGGTCGTCACTGAGTCCACGTTGTAGCAGACAAAGTCACCCGCCGACAACGACGTTCCCCAACTTGACAATGTCGTATCTTGACTCTTGATGGTCGAAGAAATTGTTGGTGGCGTCGCGCTTGTGATCGAATCGCCGTTATCTGGTGGAAAGTTCGCGTAACTATCCTTCCACAAATCAACCACAATCGAACCAGACGTAGGACTTGCCGCATCGGTCGACGCGAGCGTTACACTTGTAATCGTGCCAGTGTGAGGCACGAACGAACATCCTTGCCAACCGGTCGAGATGACGTTGACGCCATCTCCGATCTGCGCTGCGATATGATAGTTTGTAGCAGAACCGCCGCCACATGAACTGCCAGAAACTTCCAAGTTGCCGCTCGCGTTGATTTGAACGCAATCACCGGAAGTCTTTGCCCCGGTCCAAGACGCGAGTTCTGTTGTGTTACCCGTTCGAGTTCCCGTGAATGGCGTGGCGCCCGCGCCACCGCCGAACATCGGCAAGTTCGCGATGAGCAGGGCGCTCGAACCGATGGTCGTTGTGCTGCTGTAATATGGCACTCCACCACTCGTTCCCGTCGGAATGGTAATTCCTCCAGTTGCAATCAAGATCCAATCAGTCGCTCCGGTGCTGAACTTCCGATAGATGCCAGCCGTACCCAGACAGATCGTTCCGGTGACAGCTGCCTGGCCCCCGCCCGAAGTCGGATCCGTGCACGCGACCATCGCCTTGTTCGAGGGAACGAGACGGAAGCTCGTTCCGTCGCGAACTTGCGCCTCGACAACGGAGGCAACGAGAAGAAAAAGGATCGTTAGAAGTTTTTTCACAGTTCGTAGCCCTCAATCGCAACAATTCCTCGAGCGTCAGCGATCACGGCACCACCCGCAAGAATTGGACGAATCATGTATCGCACTTCACCGTCCCCAACTGGCCTTGGAATATCCACCACCGCGACCTCCGTCAACGTGCTGGTGTTATGTGTCGCCGTCTGCGCGACCACTGTGGCGAGGTCGGTCGACGCATACACAGCCGCCCGCACTGTGCCGGCGTCGGTAGCCAGGGTCGCCCTCAAACGCAGACCATGGGTGCTCGGGATCGCGTCCCAATCGTAGGTCAAGTAGATCCAGTTTGGAAATACGTCGTAGGTTCCGTCGTTCAGCAATGAATCGATACGCGACCCACCACCCCATGATGTAGGCATAAATCCCTCAAAGTCTAGCCACGTCAGTTCGCCAACCTGGCGCCGTAGGTCCAGGCATGTAAGTCCTACGGTGAGTGCCTGTGGACTCAGTCGTTTTCCAAGAACCTGAACGATTTGATTTGTCCACCCCCCGGCTTGCGGACCTTCGGAATGCGTGATCGAAACACGTCGACCAAGAGGTGCCCGCGTGAGGAAGTGGAGCACAGAATCGAGACTAACATCACGGGGCATCTGTTCCGACTCGCGAAGTATCGAACGAGCCACCTGTCGCGATGTACTGAGACCTCGTCGCCAAGAAAGAAGATGTTCAGAGAGCGTGATGTCTTCATCAGATTCTGTAATCGCACTCGGTGAGCTGACTTCATCTGCGTCGACTAATTCTTCACTTCCATCTAGGCTGTATCGTGGGTTGTAGCGGAACGGCACACGATGTCCGTAGCCTTGAATCGAGTCGCGAAATCGAAATGTCTTTTTGATGACTTCCTTCGCCTCAACGATGTCGTATTCTGGGTCACCGTTAGGGTTGGTCACGCACACTCCGAACTGGCCGAACTCATCGGTATAGACTCGCGCCCGCATGGATACGGCCCACTCCGTAAGCAATTCCTGAACCGTAATGCCTGTGGCGATCCATCGAGCCGCCGCTGGGCCAGATGGGACTGCGACTGCCGCGTCGTCTTGCGCGTGCGAGAAGGAAAAATCGTCGACCTTCGACGTGCCATCGCGAAACTGCGGATCTTGGTCAAATGGTTCGGCCATCGATGGCGTATCCGCGATCAACAATTGTCGGAGTAAGATTGGAAGTTGTTCGTATCCAGACGTAATCACGGCCCCGCTGCCATCTTTTGCGTCGTCCATCCCGCGGATGTTCACACGAAAATCCGACTGCGTCACTGCGTTGCCTGCTGCGTCAGCCCCAACCACTGTATCGAGCAGTGGGGAATTGAGGATGAACATCATGTAGAGGCGGTGTTCCTCGCCATCGATGTTCACCGTGATAAATTCATCTGGACCGAATCGTGTGTTCCACTGTCCTTTCCCTGGAGCAGCGATCAGGGTATTGTAAAAACCCTCGTCGAGACGGCCCGTCCCAAAGACCTCGCTTCCAACGATGTACGATGAAATGAACTCCTTGCAGGGCCGACCAGACAAAAGGAATGCGCCCCAACCAAGAAACCCCTCGTTGTCAGGGATCACGCCAAGTCCTAGATAAATGGGAGGAATCACGCCAACCGGCTGTGTGATGCCTTCCACTGCCGTGCCTGGCGTTACGTGGTCCCACTCCCAGAGCACATTGAGGTCGGTGTTCAGGTTCGTGACGTCGATGTTGAACTTCTGAAACAAATGATCCTTGTTTGGATAGGTGGCGATGTAGAATTCGCCGTTTGTCACCGCTACACTTGGTGGCACGAACGCAAACCGAATCGGTCGATTATAGCCGGGGCTCATGATGAACGGAATTGGTAGCGTGATGTGAATGATGGATGGTTCCGTTCGACCATCATCAGCAACCCACAACGCAGCACACCAGTATCGCGTGTTCGTTGCCAGCACTCCGCCCGATGACATCTCCTTATCCGTGAACTGCACGCCGGTAACTGGGTCGGTGGTGTCAATATAGTGGGTCATCGTTGGTCGACCGCCCGCACCGCCAACGGGCGACGTGCCAATGTAGAACCGATAGATGTCACCAGGATCGCCATCATCCGCGCACGTGGCCGTGATCGCCGAATCATTCGCTGTCAGTGTGAGAAATTCATCACCTGGATCAAATGGAAACGGATCGCTCTGCGGCATTCCCGCGCGAATACGCGTGACTTGAAAGCACCACTGGTTCTGCCAGGCACTGCCATGCGCAAGACCGTCTGGACCAGCCAACTGGAGTGTGCCTGCGCCAAAGTCTTCAACCATAGCCAGCCCGGTAGGTGCTGGTGGTGCCCCAATCACATTTCCAAATGTGTTGAAAGGTTCGTCTGGGTTGAACGACGACGAGCCAGACGCGCCACCGTTTGACCCACGACCTGTCTCATCTTGAATGAACACAGGTGGGTCCTCTGCTGAACCTTCATCCGTAAGTGACCCCAATGCCAGTGGAACTCGTCGATCCCTCGCTTCCGGTATTGTCGTTGCCGGGATGATATCACCGATCTTGTGTGGTAATACGGGCCGGTCTTTGAAACGGTTGATCCAACACAAGCAGCTGAACGACATACGGAAGTCGTCCAGGCCCTCGTATTCCTCGATGTATCCACGAAACACGGTCAGTGGCTCGAGTAATGCTCGACGACCTGTATCCGTGATCATCTGCACCCAAATCTCACACCGACGAAGCTGACGGGCACCGATCTGACCAAGCCAGGTGCGAATGCGAGGCGTGGCTGTATTTCCATCAGGCACGTCGGACATTTCAAAACTCAGTGCCGTGATTTGAGGTGGGCCACTACGATCTGACGTGGCGTAGACCATGTCGTCGATACGCAGCAAGCTTGCTTCCGCAAATCCGCCCCAATAATCGATTGGGTCCTGAATCCACTGGGTCGATGCCACATACTCCGTGTCAAGATATGGATTGTAGATCCGCACCTTGACAAGTGGACCAACAAGACCACCCTGTGCATCTGGAAGCGTGAAGGGATGTTCGTCTACCTCCTCCGGCTCGACGTCTTCAGACTCATTCAAATCGTCATAGAACTCGACGTGCGACAACTGCCCAAACATCCCATAGTAGCCGCACCAGAAACTCATCTGTGAGTTGATCGGCTGCGCGCCCAGGAAGCTCGCCGCGCCATCCGTACCGCGATACACCAACAATCGGAGTCCGGTCAGATCATAGATCAACGTGCGTGGCGCGCCGGTGCCGAGGTTCTTGTGGTACACCCGGATCCAGCCATCGTCTGTGACTGACCCAACCCCGTTCGCGATAGTCTCCACTTCGTGGCCCGTGCCGGTATCAACCGCCACCGCAGTCACGGTGCCGCACTGCCACTCGATTTCGAACTTCTGCCACTCATTTTCCAGCTCCGCACGCGAGCCGATGCTGACGGCCGCGGAGCCGACGCTGCTAATCGTCGTGTTATTCCATCGATGCGTGCGCAGATCCACCATCACGTCATCTGGCACGCCGCCAGTCTCATCGGCATCAAATGTCAGCTGAATTCCCGACTGAACCGAACCACCGCGCGTCGAGAGGTGCATCAACGGACCTGTGACGCCGCCCAGGATCACCTCCTCCCAAAACCGCGTGATCGGTCGCCAATAGACCACGGCACGGCCTTTCGTCAGGTCATGAAATTCTGACCCCGGATAGTCGCTGCCAAACTCGGTCCAAAAACCACCTGTCGAATAATCCGCGCTTGGAAACGCCAGCCCGAGGTCCCAGAACCCATCGCCGTGCGGGCCGCCACTCCCCGTCAGTGTCATCTTGCCTTCGCCAGCGATGATTTCCGGATACGTTCCGTCAATTGGATCTGCACCGCCACTTGGCTCACCGGTCCGCTCGTACAGGTATGCGTCGTCGATCTCGGTCGGTATACCGTTAGTCCAATGCCGAATGTAGAACGGAGACGGGCGAACCGCGAGCGTCGGCGTCGCGAAATACGACGGCGATCCCATGACCGTGAAGTGATTTCCATTGCCAGACACGTCCAGGGCGTCAGACAGCAGCGGACAGTCCGCGATGAGATTCGCCGTGCGAACGGCAGTCGCATGTCCCATCTCATCTTTGATTTCGTTCGGCGTGAGCAGCGCCGACCACTCGCGGAACCGAGCGAGATCCATGCCAGCATCGTTGGAATACTCGTCGAAACCAAGGCGCAGCGTGTCCAGCGTGCTCGCCGACATATCGAGCACGCGCAGCCCCACCTCGCGTCCGTCGATATAATACCGATGCGTGTTCAGACTCGACCGCCGCGCAACCACAAGCTGATACCACCTGTTCAGTGACGGCGTGAACGGCTGCGCAACGTCGTTGCCTGTCGTGCCATTGTTCCAGCCAACACTAAATGCGTTCGTGTCCGCCGACGAGTAGGCTCCGTCCCACTGGTTGTACGCGCCCGCGGCATCCTTCACCCACGCCATGTAAGTCCGATAGTCGCCGCCAGTGGGTACGGACGACAAACGAAAATACACCATGATCGTACGATCCGCTGCGCCGGATACGATCGCCGAATCGCGTTTCAAACCATCGCCGAGGGCCAGGAGGCTCAGCATCAGATCGTATCCGGATCCACGTGGGCGAGACCGCGCCCGCACATCATGATCGGCGCGTTAATTCGCTGTGCTCCGCTTCCATACGTCTCGACCTGGAGTTCATCCAGGGTAAATCGTACCATCCATGCGTCGTCGACAGAGGCCCGCGGGATTAAGAAGAATGGCCGTGCACGGAAGCGAGTCTTCGCCACCAGCTGTTCCACGGTCGCGAGTTCGGCATCGGTCTGTACGATAAAGAATCCATCGATCGTACGCACTGCAGTGGATTGTTCGTATGCCAACCCAACCTTCGCGGGCGTCTCATAATACACTGTTCCACCAAGCAGACGTTTCGCAGACGACAGATTGTAGGCGCGTGACAACCCCAAAGCTGATGCATACAAGCCCAACTCACCGATGATAACCGGATAGGCATTCGCCGACACCACAAGACGCCAATGCGCCTTTGCCGCAACCGACGGCACCTGAAATGGTGACGTGAAGAAACCAAACGGGTCGACCGACGGCACCCCAAAGGTGATGGTAATATCTGGGAAGCCACTGCCGAACGTCGCGTCCGTGTGGCCAAGAAGAGTCGCGGCAACTGTGATGTTCGTATTACCGAGAATCGCGAGTGCCGGCGACACCGGCGAGCTCCACTCCATATCAATGGCAATCGTATCTTCTACGGCCTTGAACGGATTGTACCACGTGCCGTCGAATAACTTGTCTAGTTCGTACTGGGCGTCGAGCTCCGTCCCAGTGGACAGGGTAATAGACGACGCGGTCGCTAACAGATTGTCGCTTGGATATGCGAAGTAGAGTTCGTGTGCCATTAGGATGCCAGATACTGAGAGAGCCGTCCAGCCAATGCCTTCGCCATCCGATCGGTCGGTCCAACAGGCGCACCGCCACCGTCGTTGTTTTCCAATTTCTTCAACGTTGTTTCAATGATGTATTCACTGATCACATCATTCCCGAGGAAGACCGGCACAGTCAACTTGATCGGTCGGTCACCTTCACGCAAACGCTGTTCGTATTCACGGTTCTGGTCTACAGACAGCACACGCTCGCCCGGTGTGAGCATTGCCGGCACGGTATCAGACCCACGAGGCACGAACGGCACGCGTCGACCACGTGCCGCATAGATCACACCGCCATCCGACTCATACTGTGGTCCGCCACCCTCGTTCGGCCCGCTCGGTGTGCCGTAGTTGTACTCCACGTCTACCCGAACCGGGTCGATCTCGATTCCATTGAAACTCCGCTCGATATTTTCTGCCGCAGTTCTTGCCCCAGCAGCTGCGGTTTTCCACGCCTCAGGTAATACACCGCCAACGGCTTCAATCAACGCCTTGAGACCTTGCATCAAGATGTCGTTCGTCGTGAGCTGCTTATCAGCCAGCAGGCCCTGCTCGCGGGCCTGATCAATCATGGCCTGCGTCTCAGCATCGATCGCGTAGCCACGCTCTTCGTGGAGCTCAATGGCCATCTCGAGGAATGGAATTGCTGTGGACAAGGCCTCCGCTGCTGTGAAGCCATTTGCTTCCAAAGCATCTACAGTGGACGCGGCTTCCACCTGTAAATCGTGGAACGTGTCGGCGGTCAACCCTCCCGTGTTCTCAAGGACAGTGGTAATATCAACAAGCGCACCCATCTGATCAAGAAGTGGCGCGTTGAAGTCGACGAGATTGTTCCACCGAGCGAGGGATTCGTAGGCCGCATTGTTCGCGAAGCCATAACGATCCGACGCCGCGATCAGTTCACCAATGGCATCCTTGTGGTGGCGAATGGCTTCCACCGTGCTCGTCCCGTGCGCGAGCTCAGCCGCGAACGACATGAACGTAATGCGACTGACGCGGTCGAACGACTCCTGATAGTTCGCGACGATCTGCGAATTCGTTTTCTTGATGCGATCCAGTCGCGCTTGTTCATCACGGCTGAGTCGTTCACCGGAAGTCAGCTTATCAGAGATCGATGTGACGTCCGTTTCCGAAATCCCAGGAGCAAGCCCAGAGAAGGCAGTGCCCAATTTGAACGACAGACCCTTGGCAACTGCTGCAGTTGCCGGCCCAAGCTTCGAGAGCTCACGTTTCATGAGTTCGGCGAGATCTTTCGTGGCCGTTCCCGTGTCCTCCATCTCGTCGATCATGTCACGGAATGTTCCCTTCCAGAGACCACCCATCTCGAGCGCGTACGAGGCAATCGCCGGGAACGCCTTGCCAGCCATTGTCTCGAATTCCTCAACTGAGATGGTGCCTTCATGGAGGAATATCTGTGCCTGGTAAAACTGCTTCGCCATTCCTTCGAAATTCTTTTCAGTCACACCCCCAACATCTTCGATAATCTCACCCAACATCAGGACTTCCGTTGCCCAGCGGTTCATCTGTCCGCCGCCACGCTTGTTGCCTTCGTCCTGAATGGTCTTCGCGAGCTCATCCGAAATCTGCACACCGATGTCGTGCGCCACTTCGTCGTAGGCGCGCATCGCGTCGCGGTTGCGGAACGCACCGATGAGCGCACCCACGCCCGCACCAACGAGTGCGCCCCACGGTCCAGCCATCTGCATACCGGCAGCGGCTCCCGACATGGCGCCACCAGCAATGTTTTTCTTTCGGTCCAGGGTATCAGTCGCGGCCTGGATGCTCCCCCACGCTTGGACCGCAGCACCGGCTGCACCGACTGCCGCATTTCCAAAACTCTTCCAGTCCTTCTTGCCACCGGCCAACGACGCCTTCATGACGTCGAAGGAATCCCGCATACCCTTGCCGGCCGCAGCCGCTGTGCCGATTGCCCGAGCGACTGCACTCATCGAATCACCGGCGATGTCGGCGATCGCCACGAACATGGAAACCATGCTATCGCCAACTGCCCGCCAGTTGGTTGTCACACCATCTGCCGTGTCCTGAGCCTCCTTGGCGATCCGCTTGAATGCCGCGATTGTGGCGCTGGAGTACCGCTCCGGGTGCTTCGTCATCTCCTCGTAGGTCGCCTTGTGGCGGTTGGCAATCTGCTGGAGCGTCAGGGTCGAATTGGCTTCGAGCGCGTCCCAGTCTACCAGACTCAGGGTCTTCTCCAGAGGCTGTTGGAACTTCGGCATCTGCAACAAGAAGTCCGGCGCTTGCATTGTATTGAAGAATCGCTTCTTCGCTTCAATAGCACCATACACCGCCGTCACCCACTGGAACCACGCGAGCGTGCCAGTCTTCAGTTGATTCGTCACCTGCGCGAGTGGGCTGGACAGCAGTGACATACTCGCGCGAGTTTCTGCCACAAGATCAGGGATGAAAAAGAACTGATCTCGAATCTGTTGCAGAACCGGCGGCAGCTTTCCACCTTGGAGCCGCAGGGATTCGATCGTCTTCGCAGTCTCGATCAACTTCGGAATGTTGAACCCAAAATCACCCTTTGTCTTGCGAACGTGATCGACTTCCTCTGCCAACTCTTTGATCTGCTTCGTCAGCGCCGATCCGCTGAGTGTCGCGGCGAATCGAGTCGTGTCGTCCTTTGCTTTAATGAAGCTCGCACCAAGTCCACCAATCTTTGGACGAGCCGCTTCCGCAATATCAGCCAGACGTTTCAGTTCGGGATGGAGCCGCCCGCCTCGCTCGCGTAGCGCGAGCGCCTGCTCGCCAACATTCTTGATGGCCTCCGCCGACTTCTGCATTGTCGGTGACATTCGGTGCCATGCAAGACGCAGTTCTTCCACCTCGTTGGCGAGAGTGGCTCCGGACAAGTCCGCATCCATACGCTTCCGCGCATCGGCAACCATATCGAACGCATCAACTGTTCGATTCTTCATGCGCTGCGCTTCGTCACCCCATCCGATGAGACGGCGCACCCAGTTATCGGTGTTCGTTGCTGAAATTGTTTCCCAGAATGAGTGTTGCCCGAGTTCACTGAATGCGGTCTTCAGTTCCCCAAGTGACATGTACAACAGACCGATCGCAGTAACAAGTGGCAACACAACGCCGAGGGCAACATTCAGTGCCGTACCAAATAATGCCGTGCTCGCCGTCACGAACTTCGTTGCGGCATCTAGCCCGACGAACTTCGCAATCAACGCCGTGATGTTGATCTGCGCGGCCAGTGTGGATGCCGTGAGGAAATTCTGTGCTCTTGTAAACAGCACTGTCGCTGACGTAATCTTATCGTAGATGACGACTCCGCCAGCAAGACCACTTAGGAAATTACCAAGGATGTTGATCGTTTGATCAACTGCATCGATCAGTGCTCTGGCGGGGATCGTCACGCCGTAGATCGCCACACCATAGGCGGTGGCGGCAAGCGTTGCTTCCAGAGCACCCTTCGTCAGCTTCTGGAGCCACTCGGGCATGGATGACCACGCCTTGATAACAGCTTCAACAGCAAAACGTACGAAAGTAAATGCTTTCTCGAGCAACCCCCACGCAGTCTTGGCAATGGAAACAAGTGTGCTTGTGATCTGCCACCGCTCGTTGAAATCAACAAGCCAGTTCCAGATACCAACAATACCATCCTTGATATCGCCAAATATCTTGATGACAACAGGAGCGACGCGACTGACTCCTGTCGCGAAATCGTCTACCCACCCAAGGATAGTCTTGAGTAGTGTTTGCGTGGAATCACCGAAGGCGTCAACGAGTGCTTTGCGCACGTCGTCAAATGCCTTGTTGACGGCAGTGGATTTAGCCACACCCTTCGCGAGGTCATCAAACCAGTTGCCAACGGCGACTGTCGCCTGTTGCATGCGTTCTTTGAAGGTGAGTGCGGATACGCCAGTTGACTGCATCCGCTTCTCTAACGCTTCAAAGATCGCGACTCGTCGTGCTTCCGTGATGCCAGCCTGACTCAGCTCGGCACGAGTTCTACCAATCGATGCAGCGAATTCCTTCTCCTTCTGCACCATGTCAATGGTAATGCCAAGCCGACGGATCGCTCGAGTGTTTCCGGTAGCCAGCGCCTGACTTAAAGTCTGGAGGCCACTCGCGGCGTCCGTGCCGGTGGCCTTGCCCAACTCCCGAGCCGATTGAGCCAGAAGTTTCGCTTGATCCGTGGTCAGTTTCATGCCGCTCGACAACAATACTGTCGTCGACTTCATGATTTTCGCGGAATCAACAGTGGCCTGGACGCCTTCGTTGAAGGCATCAAACAGTTCTTTGCCGCTGGACCCAGCTGCTTTCGCGAGACGATCAAACGACTCTTCAATATCGTTGAGGACAGAACCTTTGTTCCCAAGTGCAATGATGGCCGTGGTAATCGTACCAACCGCTGCGAACGCGCCGGCTGCGGCGGTGATCGTCACGCCCATCGCCAAATCAAACTCTTGGGAGAATTTCCGAACTTGCGTGGCTGCCAGCTGCATTCCGCTGGACAGTTGATCTTCGAGTACGATATGGCCTGTCAGTGTGCCTATATCCACTTACAGATCCTTCCCCTTCTGGTTCCACGCAGCTGCGATGATCATGCCGATTGCTTTCTTCTCTTGCCAGGTTTGTTTGATCGGCGACTGAACTGGTTTGTCTTCGACCTCCTTATATTGCAATCTGAATTCATCCAGCGGCTTACGATGTTTGACATCGACTGCCATGTTATGAATCATCTGCACGATACTCGCGAACAGGGAATCCCAGTGATCCTGCCCGAATGGTTCCAGCGAAGCATACGCTTCCCATCCCATGAACTGCTTCGCCGTGAGGCTGCGGCCGAGGGCGTCCACATTCCACTTCCGCATACTCACGGCGAGCCGATACAAGAAGAGACGACGCGGACTTCGCTTCAGTCGTTTTTTGCGTCACCCGCTTTCACTTTCATGTCGTTCAACTTGAGGATGTCCTTCACGATCCGCTCCGTCACCTTGTGTGACTTCTTGCGGAAGAGTTCGATGTGCTTGTCCCCGGCGATCCTCTTGCCATCCGTGTCCACCAAGCTCTTCACAATGAGACGAAGACCCGCCGTGCGCTTCGCCTCGCCCTCGTTCGCCTCCGACCACTCAATCAGGTCGCCAGCAGTCAGTGACTGAATCCGGAACTTCTCTCCTGGCTTGAAGCCATCAACCAGCGCGTATTCCACGTCGACCGACGCTTCGATATCGTCGATGGAGAGGATCTTGAACTCGGTCACGTTCGTCTTTGTCTCACTCATATCTTCACCCCACACAGAAGAATGCCGGGCTCTTGAGATTCGTGACACCACCTGAGCCCGGCAAAGAGGTGGCGCCACGCTGCGTGGGGCAGACTATGCGCTGAGGCCGATGTCCGTGATCGCGCCGAGTGCCGTCAAGATCTGCATGGCCCCGCTGAAACGAAGCGTGACGTCGGCTGCCAGCTTCCCGTCGACCGGCGCTTGCGGCGTGATCGACTGAACTTGACCGGACATGATCCACTTGGTTCCGTCCGGATACGTGATGCGCCAGCCGGTGACCGTGTTCTCGATCATCAGCTTGTAGACGCCCGTGAGATGATCATGCGTGGCGTTGTCTGGCAACCAGTTGAGTGGCTGCGTGAACGCGCCACGACGAAGCACGCCCAAGACGTAGGAGTCAATGTCCTTTTCCTGGGTCGTCGCGTCGAATTCGTTACGCGACAGTGCCGGTGGTGTGATGTCGCCCTGTTCGGCCACATCGGTGAATGCGCCGCCCGGTGTCAACTGGACGGCCACCAATGTTCCGTGGGCGCTGATGGCAAGTGTCATTTCAGTCTCCTATCTACTCGTGACACGATGTCACGAAGGTTGTTTTTCCGCGTCGATGTTGAACGAAAACATCGGACGCGCTTCTTGATCCAGCCCGATGTCGGACGGCATCGTCCGAGCCACGAGGCTCAGATATCGCACGCTGCTCAGTGTGATGTTGAACAAACCATTCTCGCCACCCAAAGCCACGTATGCCGCCTTCGCCATGTCGTACGCAGCCACCGGCGATCTGGCCCGCGTGGAAATCTGGCCAGTCGGTCGCTCAGTTGCTGTATTGTTCTGCGTCTTCGCCGAACCGGAGCCCCCTGTATCTTTCAGCAATAGATATGGTCCGTCCGCACCCTCTCCTGTCGGAATCAACGCAGCTGATCCGATGAAGATGGAATTCGAGGTCAGTGCCTGTGTGCCCATCACACCGACACTTTGCGCGACGAGCCGTGCGGCGACTTCGTCAAGCCACATTAGAATTTCACCCGTCGGGCAACTCGTTCACCCATGAACGATCGCGACTCGTTGATCACGGACGACATAAATTGCCACTGTCCAACCGAATGAATCGCGTCAGGATTTTCATGCACATAGATATCGTATGGCGCTTCCGGCCCGGTCGTGATCAGTACGGAAATCCGGCGGAACAGTCGTTCCGGTGGATGATCATGAATCGAATCACGAAGTTGCCCAGGATGAGGAGCATTTGGTGTGGTGTCCACCGGCGTGCGGCGCTTCATCTCCCGAACCTCAATCTTGGCTTCGGCAGACAGAGCCTTTCCAACACGCTCCGGGAACTCTGCTGCGATTTTCAGCATGTTCCGCACCATGGCTTCCTCACCAATCATTGGGCGACTTCCTCTTCAACGATTTTCTCCGTACGAATTCGCTTGCAAAGACTGCACTGCGATGTACTAATGCCTCGATTTGTGAGAGTGGTCATGTCAATCCACTTGTGTTCGCAAAGCACTGAAGCCAACGCCAGCTGATAGGCTTTCCCGATATTCTCCCATCGGAACTGCGGCTCGCGGGCGCGCTCGAGCGCAGCCAATCCGTTGATCTCTCGCGTGCGCTTGTCCGTGTACAACCGATTCAGTGCCTTGACGAACTCTTCCTGATCCGGCACCCCGCCAATGACGTTGGTGTAGGGAGGGCCGATGTGCGTGGTCTTGCACGGAACCAACCATGCGGCTCCCTTCGCCCACTCACCATACGCAGACCAGTCGCCCAACACGTTGGGCTTGCCGCACGCCATCGATTCCAGGGCGGTCAGCCCGAATCCCTCTCCCTGCGACGTCGATGCATTGACGTCGAAGCAGTTCACGAAGTCCACAAGCATTTCTTCGCTGATCCCGTAAAACGCCTGGGGCTCCGCCACGGCGAGAAACTCCGCAACTCCATAGTAGCGGGCCAGCTGAGCGACATCACACCCTGTATCGCCAGTGGGGGCTGTATGCAGTAGGAGCATCGCGTCTCGGATGACCACTCGGGACGTCGCAATCTCCTCTTCTGTTCCGCGGGGCACTTGCTTGATCCACGCCGCGAAGTACTTGATCATCAAGTCCCATCGCTTGCGGGGCTGGTTGCGATTAACGTTGCCGACAATGAAGAAGTCCTTCATCGACGGATCCAACCGACGCGCCCGCGCTTCCGCTTGCGGCACTGGTTTGTAGATGTTCAAGTCCACACCCAGTGGGATGACTGCTGCTTCGCCGGTGTAGCCACCACGACGTGCTTCGTCCAACGCGAACTGCGTCCAGAAGATGGCCATGCTCACGCCATCTAGCCACTTGCCTTGGAAATTCTTGCCGTCGACGGCCACGATCGCTACCACCGGGATGTTCGCGTATTCAGGGAACGCCCACTTGCCGCTGGGTAACTTCTTGCGGAGCAGCTGCATGTATTGCGGGATGTTCCAGCCATCGTTCTGCAACACGATGACATCAGGTGGTTTTCCATCACGGCCATTGAGCAAATCGCACATCCAGATCAGACGGCCAATTCCGAAGTAGTCGCCACCTGGAAGTGCGGCCCAAATTTCGTACGGATATGCATGAGGATCGCCACGATAATTGATGCCCAACACCGTAACGCGGAAATCATCCAGGAGATGGTTCAAGATCTCATGGGTGGCTTTCGCGAAACCGCTCGGGACACCAGCGTCCCCGACCCAGAGCAGGGACTTCACAGTGTCACCTCAACGATACGGTGCTGCGGCTGGCCGTGCAGTCCGACGCCGTCGCCGTTGACCACATGAATCCAGGTGACTCGGCCGATTGTCGCGACTTCTTTGACCAGCGTTTCTTCGTTATAGCTGCGAACCATGTGCGAGTGGATGGGGATACGCTCTGCACCCCAGATTCCGTCTTCGTGGCATGCTTCCACGATCACGATACGACGCGCCACGCGAGCGCACTCGCGAAGCACCTGCTGTGGATCGAATGGATATTCGATCACGCCGGCCATCACAACGACGTCCATGGACTTGTCGTCAAACGGCTGCTCTTCCGCCGGAGCCACCGCCACCGAACGATACAAGCCACGCTCGCGCGCCCGCTCCACGAGTGCCGGTGACAGGTCGATGCCGTGCGCCACACAGCCAACTGGTAAGAACTCAGGAAGATAGCCCGCGTTGCAGCCAACATCAGCCACCCATTCGCCTTCACGAATACGACTGGCCATCTGGCGCATCTTCTCGCGCTGCATGTCGTTCCACCACGTTTCACGAATGTTGTACGGATATTCGCGGAAGCGTTCGTTGTTTTCTGCAGTGCCGATGTTTTCTGCCATTCCTCTACCCCACGTAGGAAAAGTCGTAGCCTTTGAATCCACGGAAGCGACCTACGACGTTTCGCTCCGGGCGTCCTTCAATCAGTGTGGAGTCATCACCGAGATGCTCCACCAAACACGGGATCGGCGTGAGCAGACACGGACTCTTGGAAATCGACTCGTGCCAATGACCCGACATCAGGTCGAAGCCTTGCGCCACGTGACTGTTCTGGCGAAAATACGCCACGAGTGACGGCACCTGTGTTCCACGAATTATCATCGCCACGCTGCAGTAGAACATCGGAATGGGATATTTCCACGCGGTGGCTCCTGGTTCCCAGTGGTCGTACTGACAGCCCAGCGGGTAGATATGCACATCGTCTTGCGCGTGGTTTCCAATCCACCATTTGACGTTTGGCAAGAAACTGTGGATCAGGCCCGCGTCGTCTTCCAAGAAGATGACCCAATCCGCCCCGAATGCCGCCGCGCCTTCCAATGCCCGGCATCCGTTTTCATTCGGCGCCACCTCTGGATTTGCGCTGATGTTCATCCCGAGCACTGAGTCGTCCATGATCATGCAAGCAGCACGATAAAACAGCTCCGAGAACAGCGGGAATCGCTTCGGCACGGTGCGGATCGCGATGGAAAAGGTCACGCCGCGATGCCTTTCACCATGAGCACTCGCCGGAAGTATTCCGCATGGTCTGCAGCCCACTGGTCATACGTGCGCGGACTGGTCAACGAAATCAGAAGTCGTTCCAGGCTCGGCCAATCGTGCCGCATGTAGGCCAGCACCGGGCGGTCCACGCCAATCGTGTGGCTGATCACAGGTTTTCCACTCGCCATGGCTTCCAATGCCGGGGTGCAGCCACCTTCATCACTGGACGTGTCCACGTAGTAATCAATCATCGAATAGAATGCCGGTAAGAACGCCACATCCGACGACACGATTTCGCATGGCCAACCTTGTCCCCATGCAATCACGCGATAGCCAGCGGCCACCATCTTCGCGACGAGGAACTCCCCCTTGCGGCCATCACCATAGACACGGCCCGCCACACCGAACACAGGTGTCTTGTTGAAGACTGAATCCACTGGCTGCTCAATGACCTGAGGGATTATCGCCCCGGCTTCGTTCAGGTATTGTAACATGGTTCGGTTCATACAAACCGCCCCATCGTAATCTTTTCCGAATTGATATGGACGCTCACGTCCATGCGTGAACAATCCGATGGCCGGTCGAGTCAGAGGTGGGCCGTAGACGACTTGCTGGTACTCCAGATCACCGGGCTCTCCGTTGATCGATGCGGAAATGCCGAACGTGGGGAGTCGTGCCGCGAGCTCACGAGCCATTCGGCCGCAAATCCACTCGATATCACCACGAGCCACCACAATATTCACGCGCATGCCGGGCTCATCTCCTGAACGAGGTGACAGATCCCGTCAATTTCACTTTCCGTCAGACCATTTCCACTGGGAAGATACAAGCCGTTCGTCCAGAGGAAGTCCGCGACCGGGCACGCGAGCCGTTTCACTGCACCACGTTTGAGCAACGCCGGCTGCTGATTCATCGGGCAGAACATGGTGCGCGTGTCCACACCGTGGTCTAGCAGCTCAGCCGCGAAATCGTCACGGTGCACACCGAACTCTGGTTCCAACACCACGCCGAACATCCAGTAGACCGAACGAGCGTAGTCTGCTTCGACAGGCAGTCGTAGACCAGGCACGTCAGCCAGTCGATCCAAATACATCTGCGCAATATGGCGCTTGCGTTCGATGATCTGTTCAATCCTCGACAGCTGACCCACCCCGATCGCGGCCTGGACGTTCGTCATGCGGTAGTTGAAGCCCATCTCATGATGAACGAAGCGAGGAATTCCAAATCCGAGATTGCGCAAGCTGCGGGCCTGCTCCGCAAGCTGCGGATCGTTCGTCACGAGCATTCCACCTTCGCCGGTGGTGATCACTTTGTTTGCGTAGAAACTGAAACAACCGAAGTCGCCGAAGCTGCCCACACGTCGTCCGCGATATTCCGCGCCGTGGGCTTCCGCGCAATCTTCGATCACGCGAAGCTCATACTTGTGCGCGATTTCCATGACCCGATCCATATCAACGGGATGACCGTAGATGTGCACCGGCATGATCGCGCGGGCGCGTGAGGTAATCGCATCTTCAAGCAGATCTACACGCATATTCCAGGTGTCAGGCTCCGAATCAATCGGAACGACGATCCCACCCTGCTGAACCACCGCATTCGCCGTCGCGATATTCGTACACGCGTTCATCAGGACTTCGTCGCCACGACCAATTCCCAGCACGGCCGCAGCCAGATGCAAGGCGGTGGTCCCACTGCTCACGGCGATGCCGAAGTTGCAGCCACAGAATTCCGCGAAGCGTTCTTCGAACTCCGTGATGAATCGACCGAACGTGCCAGAAATCTCACCGGAGTTCAGGGCGAACTGCACGAGGTGGAAATCCTCCGGGTCGAAGACCGGCGCATGGACAGGAATCATGCCGGCACCTCGTAGAGCACTTCCGCCACCGTATGCTCCCCACCACGCGGACCGGAGGCAAGAAGTAGAAACCGGCTGTCTTCCAGAGCGACCAGTGCATGGAGATCGTACGGCAAGAAGATGACCAAATCCCCTGTTGCAACATGCGCCTGTTGTACTGGCGCTTCTTCATGCTCACGCGAAAAGACGTTGAATGACCCCTCCAGGATGTAGATGTAGACCAGCGCCTGGCGATGGTAATGGTTGCCGCGCACTGTGCCTTTCGCCGTGACGATTTCCGTCACGTTGTCCACGGTGCGGTCTTTCAAGATATCCCGAATGGTCCCTCGAGAATCCTTGAAGTCAACGCGACGATGCTCGATCTTCATCCGAGGAACGCCTCCGTCGCCACTGGCACTTCTGTGCCACGGTCAAGAAATCCCGAGAGGGAAAGAATCGGCCCGGTCGTGCCGTCGGGCAGAATGATGATGTCGCTGTCGCGAATTCCCAGATTGTTCGTAACGGTGAGCAACTTCTTGATGTCTACGAACGTGATCGTCGCCCGACTCAGACTGAGAATTCCATTTCCGGTGCGCACTTGCTGTTGCTTCCGATCCACGATCGCCTTCATCGTGATGGGTGACGCATAGGTCTTGACACCCTTCGCAGTCTGGGAAACAAATCGCTTGTATGTCACGGTAGACTGGAGGTCCTTCGTGACACTGTCGATCGTCTTGACCCCCGAACGAAGAATGCCTAAGAGGCCCATTTCGTTACCTCACCACACGAACAGCGCAAGAACGTCGGCTGAAACTGATGAATGCCATTGCGGCACTTGGCCACATAGCTATCGTCTTCTGGAATGACGTAGAAGAACCGCCACTGATTCCGACTCTTGTCGTACACGATGATCTTCATCGACACCACGATAGGCCACTGACACCGTGGTGTCCATGATGTCAGTGGCCCCACGCATGGAAATCCTACTCGGTTGGCGGTTCGACCGGAGGTTCCACTGGCGGTTCGACCGGAGGTTCGACCGGAGGTTCGACCGGCGGAGGCAGCGGGTCGTTCCGCTTCGCGGCCAGATTCGCCAACGTTTCCGCTTGGGCTTCCTCGTTCGCCGCGAGCTGCGCCAACGTGTCGCGGTGCGCCTGGAGGCGAGCCTTGACTGCCGTGTCGTCGGTCTCGGCGATCAGCTTGTCCAGGTCCTCACCGATCTCGGTGATCTTTGCAGCCTGAGCCTCGGCAGCGACGCCGAGTTTGTTGGTGTAGACGTTCAGTTCGTCGAGCAGTTCGTTCATGTCCTTCAGAGCCATAGCCATCACGCTCACTTTCGTGTTCAGCGCATCCAATTGTTGGAGGATCTCATCCGATTTGGCGCTTTCAATCCGGATGTGAACATTGATGTTCATGTAGTCTCCTACGACACCACGTCAAACAGTGCCGGTCGAGCTGGGGTGAGGATCTCATCTGTGAACCAGCTCGCCGGCATGAGGAACCACACGAACTCCGGGAGCACGTGTTGCTCAATCATGTCCTTGAAGCTGACGGACACGCTGCCCGCACTCACGGATTTGATCCCGCCGACGCGCACCGCATTGTCGAGTGTCGTATCACTGATGAGGAGCAGTCCAGCGAGTTCGGACTGCGCAAACTTGAGATCTTCCGGGATGACGTTCGACGGAATGGCATTGCCATTCTTGTCGTACATTCCCGTGCGTGGCCACGCAAGTCGTTGCGTCGTGGTCGCGGGAGCTCCGGTCCACTGTCGCCGCGTGATGTAGAAATCTCCGCCGTCGCCGCGCACCAGAATCCGAAGTGGCTGGACGAACGAATCCAGCACCCTCGTCGCCGTGGCCAACGCTGCCGTCGGATCATCCGCATCTTCCCACGGCGGTTCCAGTGGAAGGCGGGCGTTGAAATACGCATCCGCCTCCGCTTGCGTCGCGTAGGAATTCGACGTCGCCCCAGCGACCGTGGTGACTAGCGTGACCGGCATGCTTCCCTCTTCGCTGCCTTCTTCGCAGCTTTCCCGAATTTCTTCGGGCCAACTCGACGAATCTGATTCGTATACGGATCACGAATGTATGTCGTCTGGTCCAGGGTCTTGAAGACTTTCTCGCCGTAGATGTTTTTCTTCTCAATCGGGATGAGCACCCGACGGAGAGGATCGAGCTTCGGTGTGACTGGCGTGGACTTCTCGGATTCGTTTTCCATAGGATCCTCCCCCACGAAGAATCGACAGGAGCCACTACCGGGAATCGATAGTGGCTCCTGCTGTGGATGTTACGCGATCGTCCCGATGCAAATGCCGCTGTTCCCGTCGTAGTCCGAGCGGACCCGCGGGATCATGATGGCCATGATCAGGTTGTGGAACGTGAAACCGTCGACCGAGGTCCACGGAATCACGGTCGGCGGCTGGCCCACCACCATGTCGATGACATCCGACGTCATCTGCACGAAGGCGACCTTGGTCGGCGGCATGAGATCCGCCGTGCGAATCGCCTGGAGTCCCTCGATCTTCAGGAGTCGCTCCCGAATCGAAAGGCCACGCGAGCCGGACACGGTGTCGTAGTCCGAGTCGAGCGCCGCACCGACTTCGACCGGCACGTACATGCGATACGGGCCGAACCGCTTGTTGGCGCGGAGCTTCGCGAGTGCCGCCTGCACTTCGGCGTAGATCGTGGCACCCACTGGCGTGACGTCCCAGGACGCTGCCGTCAACGCTTGCGCCTCGGCATCCGGTGCGTTGAGCAACCCGGGAGCCGAGTAGCCGTCCACGGCCAGTTCCTGACCGTCCAACGTGGTCGCGCCGTTGATGGCCGCGTCCTCGATGGCCTCGTTCACCGACCGCGTGCACTGGCTGATGATCGCCGTGTCGAGCGGAAGGCCGACGCGCTGCGACATGCGCAACGTGCGGATATCCAATTCGAACTGGTCGATCGTCAGGTACACCGGGAGGCGCGAGGGCAGACGGTCCGGCAGCTTGTTCTCACCGCGAGCCGACGGGCTCATGGTGCGCTGCGCGGCACCGATCTTGTTGGTCTTGTACCATTCGAGCTGCGTCACGCTCAGCGGGTCGCTGAGATTGTACGTCAGCCCTGCGGACAAGATGTCGGCGACGAACGTGAGCCGGTCCAGGCCCACTTCGACGACGGCGTTGTCGAGCACGATTTGGGCGCGCTCGGAGAGTGGAGCTGCGGCGCGGAATGTGGGATCGGACTGGAGCATCTGCTCCAGGTTCCGGAACCCCGGCGAGCGCATTGCCGGGACCGACCACTTGCCGGTCTCCTGCATGGCTCGCATGACCACGTCGTTGAGCGGGCTGGCTTTCCCCGCTACGGTGAATCGCTTTTCGGACATCGCGTTCCTCCTGACGCCGAGGCGTCGGTTACAGTGCCTCGACGCGAATGCGCGTCAGGACGGTGACAGTGGGCTTGTTCTCGAGTGCGGTGAACCGAGCCACGGTGGCTCCGGCCTTCAGCGTGCCGTCGCCCGCACTGCCGAGCAGCACACCAGCGGCGATGTTCTGTCCGCTCGCGATGAGCGCCCAGGCCGTCGCACCCTTGTGCAGAATGGAAACCTCCGCCAGATCGCCAGCGGCGTAGTCGTCATCGACGCCCAAGTTGAGCATCGACTGATTGGTGATGATGGCCGGCGGACCATCGATATCGGCGGTCGCCTTCCGCCACCGGATGATGCCACCGTTGTTGAATCGCTCGACAAGCATGCCGGGCGTGAGGGCTTCACTCACTGCGAGGTCGCCGATTTGCGTCCGGTCCCCTCCCAGGAAGATCGTGTTCGGGTCGTACCGAGTGATCGACATATCTGTGTCTCCTGAACTGTGTGACTGGGTGGGTGCGGACTACGCCCGCGCCTGCTGCAGCGCCTTGATCCCCTTCTCGTAGGGATTCGGCGGAGTGTAGTCGTCCTCTTCCGCGGCGACCATCTTCGGCAGGGCCTTGCCGCTGTAGTCGGTCTTGATCTCGACCTTCGCGACGCGGGCCATGCGGGCGAGATCCTCGACCGCCATGACGCTGAGTTCCGCCTCGCTGTACTCGCTCTGTGCGGCCTTGAGTTCGGTGATGAGTGCGGCCTTCATCTCCGTCTCCTGGCGTTCCTGCCGCTTGATGAGTGTCTTGATCTCGGGCGGAGCCACTTCCATGAACTCCGCTGCCGTCAGCTTCCTGTCTGCCGCCGCTTTCAAATCGCGCTCCGTGTTGGCCCGCGACTCCGCGGCAACTCGGAACGACTCGAGGCGCTCGTCAGATGCCGCTTCCAGCATCTTCTCGTCGCCAGCGGTGAATCCGCTGTGCTTGTCCACGACGAGCTTTCCGATCAGATCCTTTCTCTCTTCGGGCTTCATGTGCTTCTCCTCGCAGCGACACGCTGCTTTGAATGCGGCTTCACCTGCCGCTGCTTTTTCGGTGAGAATGCGATCGACTTCTTCTGCCGATGGTTCAGCAGGGGTTTCCGCGGCGATCGTGTCCGCAGATTCTGTGATCTCTTCCTGGACGAGCTCGACCACTTCCGCGTCGTGCTCCAATTTTCTTGATTTAGCAAGCTTGAGAAATGAAGGATGAGGGCCACCCAATGATTTGAGAAACGCCATCGCCGCCTTGATCAGACTGGGCTTGGCCTCCTCGAGATTCTTCATGCCCGTCCCGCCGCAATCTTCACACTCCGTGCCGTCCGCGTTGACGCCGGAGCCCAGGCAGTAGAGGCATTCGCCCTCGTCTTCGGCCGTCTTGAGTCGGCCTTCGCCGTCACAGGTCTCGCAGGGATTGCCGTCCTTGGTGCCGGAACCATCGCACGCGGCGCAGTCTTTGTACTTCATCTCGTGCTCCAGTCGTCGAAACTTCTTTCTGAATTCTTCGGGTGTGTACTCCTTCACAGTCACCCGCCCATAGACCGACGTCTCGTGCTCAACTTCAACTCGATCACGGTCGACTGCTGTCACTCTGGCAGGTAGATGACTTCCCTTCATCTGAACTTCTTCGCCAAGCTTTCCAGTCGCTCGGGTATCATCATCCAGATCCACCGACTCATCGTCTCCAAGTGGTGGAACATAACCTGGATCACGTGGCTGAGGAATCTTCGAGATATTGCCCTCGTCATCGATCTGATACGCGGGTCGTTCGGCCGGTCGACCTTCTTTGGCGATCACCTGATCACGATCATTCAACGTGTTGTGCTCGATGTTGCGACCGGTTGGGCTGACCACATCGTGATAGTCGTCACCCTGCGTCTTTCGCAATTTGAGCGACGCCTGAATGGCTTCCGCCTTGGTGTGGCCGGTGGAAATGACCTGCACCTTGCCGTCTTGTTCTTTGACCAGGGAGTAGCCACTGACTTTACCAGATCCACCCTCGCCGCCACCATCCGCCGATCCACCTACCTCACCAGGCCGACCTTTGTGCCCGAAGTTCCCGGAGCCAGGACCACCGAGGATTTCCAAGTAGTCGTCGTGCACCTGATGAATGATTGGCATTTCCTCCGCGGCCCGGTGGGTGCCGCAACCCATTGCAATACTGCACGCGCCACGCTTCCCGGGGAGGAAAGCGAGATGATCGCCCATCGTCTCCGACCAGGTCACGCCATACGCTTTGCCGTGGAAAGTGCCGGGCTGTTCGAGAGTGTGGACGAATGCCCCCACACTGACTTCCTCCGGCTGATTTTCCAACAGCCGCTGGAGCATCAATGCGTCGAGGTCCTTCGCCCGAGCTTCGTCGATCCACGCTTCTTGGAGCAGCTTCTTGCCTTCCACATGGGAGTTGAAGATCTGGCCCAGGTAGTGCGTGGTCAAAATGTCCGGTGCGTTCGCCGAGCACTGCCGCCCGTTCTTCACCGGGTGGCCGAGCGTGACGGGCCGTCCATTCCAGGACGCTGCCGCCTTCTGCAACGTAGCCAGCGGCACGAACTCCAGCCCGCCCGCGTTCACCGGCGAGATGACGCCTTCCATCAGGGCGACGACCGGCACCACGATGTGCGGACGGCCATGGAGCATCTCGCGTCGCACCTTCCCGGTCGCGCCCGCGAGGTGGAGGAGGCGGGGCAGTTCGTCGTACGCGTCGTGCTCCAGTCGTTTGTATTTGCGTTCGTCGAAGCCTC